CAGCCATCGAATATGTTGCTGAACAAACAGGTGCAGATATCACGCCAATGGTTGAAGATATTTTAGAATCTTATAAATCTAGAAGAGCAGCTAAAAACGATAAGATGTTATTAATGCATGAAATGATTGCATTTTTAAAAGATCAAAAAGGTAGATTAGCTGAAGCTAATAGAAATTTACCAGACATCAAGGCAGCTGATCAATTACTAAACTCTGAAATCAAAAGAATTTCTGAAGAACTAGATAATATAGGAAATGAAGATATTCTTACTAAAGATGATGGTTATATTGACGCCTCTACTAAATATGAATCAGACGAATTCCCTAAGGGTACCATTGTAAAAGTAGATGCATTAGAATGGGCTGGACAAGGAAAAACAGACATATTAACAGTATTCGTAAACGACGATCCATTAAGAATAGAGAAAAACAAGCTTCAGTTATCTGCTGAAGATTCTATTTAAAATATTACACTATTTTATTTTAAAGCCCATTTGGAAACAATTGGGCTTTTTTTCGTATAAGTTTAAATACATCTAACAACAATGGCAAGAAAGAAAAATTATTTAAATAACAAAGATCTTTATAACGAACTTGTAAAGTCAAAAGAATTAGACAAATTAACACCAACTGCAGAAAAAATGTTAGTGTTATTAGCAGAAAGAACTATTAACAAATTAAACTATGTTAATTCAGATGATCGTAACGATTGTTTACAGTTTGCTCTATTAGATCTTTTAAAATATTGGAGAAATTTTAATCCAAAATATCCAAACGCATTTGCGTATTTTACAGAAATAGCAAAAAGAGGATATGCAAAAGGATGGAATAAAATTCATCCACAGAAATATAAAGGCACGTTATCGATTGATCGAATCTCTACAGGAGGTGATAGTGAAAACGGCGGAATGTTTAACATATAAATGTCAATAAAAAATCTTAAACCTACTAATAATTCAGGCTTTATACAAGGATATTTTAATCCAAAAAATCCAGAAAAGTATATTGGCCCAATCCCTATTATTTATAGATCATCATGGGAAAGAAAGTTTATGATTATGTGTGACACAAGAGAAGACGTTATTAAATGGTCAAGTGAGCCAGTAGAGATTAAGTATATTTGGTCTTTTGATAAAAGAGAACATAAGTATTATCCAGATTTCTACATGAAAACTAGAAGTATTGATGAGGGTGTGGAAACGTATAAAGAATTTTTGGTTGAAATAAAACCAGAAGCACAGATTACAAAGCCATCTCCTCCTAAAAAGAATAGCCAAAAGGCATTGAAGTCATATAAGTTTTTGGCAGAGCAGTATATAAAAAATAGAGATAAATATAAATATGCACAAGCATGGGCTGACAACAGGGGTTGGAGGTTTATTGTGTTGACTGAAAAATCTCTGAAATAATGGGTAAAATAAAAAAGGACATTAAGGATTTAAGTAAAGAAGCTGGTAGTAAAACTAAAGCACGAAGAGGTGCTGAAGAATGGTTTGAAAAAGCATCCAAATCTGTTAGAGACAATTCTGTTGCCAAATATAGTAAACCATTTAAAACGGGTATGATCCATGTATTTAGATATGATAAACCTAAAAATATTAAAACTCTACCGTGGTGGGATAGAAATCCAGTAGTATTAGCACTGGATCCACATGAAAGCGGAACAGACGTTGGTATTAATTTAAACTTATTACCAGTACAAATGAAAGAAGATCTATTAGATATGATCTATGACAGAATGGAAGGGCAGATTAAATCAAAATCTGGAAGGGCATCAAAAGACAATGCAATGACACAAGGTCAAATAAACCTAATTTATAAAGATGCTGTAAAATTTTTAAAACAATTTGGTTTTGATTTTGCAGTTAGACAATATATTCCACAACTAAAAAAGAATCAAAAGGTAGTTTCTTATGAAAGTTGGGCAAAAATAGCACTATGCGACTTTGATGACTTAGACGGTATTGGAATTAACGAAGTAAAGCGTGCGTTTAGGGAACACCTTAAAACACGCGGAAAAAGAAAAGATATATAAACAGAACATAATAATATAGTAATATGGCAGGATTTAACGATAGAAACGGACCATTGAGTAATGGATCAAAGCCTTTTAGCATATCAAATGCATTAAAGTCTTTATCCTCGTTCGGTATGCGATATGATGATTTAGTCTTAAGACAATCACAAGCAATTGGACCAATGGAAGCAGAAATTGGTTATGGTCAAATGAATCCATTTGGTGTTGACAACGACGACATCTATGGTGCATTTGCAGCAATGTCTATGACAGACACTAACCTAAGATCTAATATTCCGTTCTTTGATCAATCATATGAAGGTAAAAGAGAAGAACTTAGAAAGTTTTCATTAAACGATGAAGTAGAAGATATTTTAGATATTCTTTGTGATGAAACAATAGTGTATGATGAAAAAAACTTTTTCTGTTACCCTGAAATTTTAGGTATTGATATATCAGATGATGTTGATAAAGATCTTAACAAATATTTCAGACAAATTTATCACTATTTTGGTTTTAATTCTGATCAATCTGCATGGTACTTTTTTAGAAAATTTCTTATTGATGGATATCTTGCTTTTGAAATAATTTATTCCCCTGACCAAAAAGAAATTATAGGTTTTAAAGAATTAGATCCTATTACTCTTATTCCAGGTTACAATCACGATGATGGTAAAAAAGTTTGGGTACAATATAAAGATGATCCAGTAAAAGAAAGAAAATTATATGATTCACAAGTTATATACATTTCTTATTCATCTATAACTACTGCATCTAGAGTTTCATATATAGAGAGATTAACAAGAGCATTCAACTTGTTAAGAATTATGGAACATACCAGAGTAATCTGGGCAGTAACTAATGCTTCATTTAGAATGAAGTTTGTAATTCCTGTAGGTGGTAAATCTAAAACTAGAGCTAAACAATCTTTGGCACAGTTAATGAATTCTTATAAGGAATCTGTAGATTTTGATTGGGAATCAGGTACTTTAGCAACAGACGGTAAACCAATGCTACAATTTAGTAAAGAATATTGGTTACCTTCTAAAGATGGTGATTCACCAGAAATAGAAACATTAAATAGTGAAGGGCCAGATCTTTCAGATACAGAAGCACTTAAATACTTCTCAGATAAATTAAAACATGTTTCTAAAATTCCTTACTCAAGATTCTTATATGAAGATGGAGGTGGAGATTTCAACTTAGCTGCTGATGGTATGATTAGGGATGAGATCAAGTTTGGTAAGTTTATCAAACGATTGAGATCTATATTCATGGAAATTTTATCTAAGCCTTTATTTATTCAAATGTGTTTAAAATATCCTGAGTTTACAAATGATCCTCAGTTTAAATCACAAGTAGCTTTAAGGTTTAATGAAGAGAATGTGTTCTCGGAATTAAAAGACATGGAATTAATGGAAAAACGATTAGACTTTATTGGTACTATGAGAGATTCGTTAATGACAACCAATCAAGAGACTATGGAAGAAGAATACTATTTCGATCAAGAATACTTAGTTAAAAAGTATCTTAAACTAAGTGATGATGAAATTAGAGCAAATGAAGCCTTTAAATCTAAACTGGCAAAGAAGTCGGCTGAAGAACCAGAGGCTGAAGATCCATTCGCAATGTAAAACAATGATTAAAAAAGATATATAAAACATGAAAATTATCAAAACATTTAATGACTTCATATCTGAAGATGCTCTTAGAGCTGGAGAAGATTCTAAAGTCATAATCGACGATCTAAAGTTAGATTCTGGTCCTGAAATTAAATCTGCTGAAATTCTAGGAGCTATTACAGCAGCTTTAACTGATGAAGAATTTAAGGAGTATTTTTATGAAACATATAGCGAAGCTGCTTTTGCAGAAGGTGAAATGGATATTCTAGTAGGCTATTATTTAGATAAATCGGCAGAAGAAGCTGAAGCTGAAAAGGAAGCTGAAAAGGAAGAAGAAGGTGGTGAAGAAGACAGCGATGACCCGCTTGCTGGAATGTAATAAGATATTTCAATAATAAAGTATGATATATATTAAAAATACAAAAATAAAATATTATGAATAATAATAACGATTTATTGATCGTCGAGATGTCGTCATCTGCATTGAGTGTTACTCCATCGGATAATAAAGACTACATTCTGGAAGGTGTTTTTGGTCAAATTGATCAAAAAAATAAAAACAACCGTATTTACACAGAATCCGAATATGTTCCTCAAATAGAAGCATTACAACAAAAAATCGGAGCTAGTAAATTACTGGGTGAATTAGATCACCCTGCACAATTTGATATTTCTTTAAAGAATGTATCTCACATTATTGAAGAATTAACTTATGACAAAGATTCTAAAGAAGTCAGAGGACGTATTAAATTATTAGATACAGATGCTGGTCGTCAAGCTAAAGCCTTAGTAGACGCTGGTGTACCTTTACAGATTTCATCTAGAGCTGCAGGTGCAGTTGAATCTAATGGACAAGTAAAAATTAAGCAATTGTTTACATACGATTTAGTAGCTGACCCTGGTTTTGAAAACGCAGAGTTAAAGAGAGTTAATGAATCTTATGGTTTTTCAAACGACACAGGACTTTATATATATGAAGTTGGTGAAGCTAATTTAACTGAAAATAAAACTACAAACACACAAATAAAAGAAAATAAAAACATGGCAGAATTTGTAAAATCTGAGGATTTCAATAAGTACTCTGAGTATTTAGCGAATGAGATCAAGACACTAAAAGAGTCTATTGAAGCTAAAGACGAAGCAGCTTCAGGCGAAAACACAGTAGAAAATCTAACACAACACAATAACCACATTGTAGAATCAGTTAATGATTTAACAGAATATGTAGGGTATATTGCTGAACAATTAGATGGTTCTATTCAGTATACTGAACATGTAGCTGAAAAAACAGATCAATCTATTTCTTATTCAGAAAGTATTGCTGAAAAACTAGATCAAGGTATTTCTTATACTGAGCATTTAGCAGAATCAGTATCTAAAGTTAAAGATTTCGCTAATTATTTAGCAGAAGCACATAACGAAGGTGCTGAATCAAACAACACTTTATTAGAATACGTTGAATACTTAAAAGAAAACTTACAATCTGTCTCTGAATACGCAGAATACATTGCTGAATCTTTAAACGAAACTGTTGAAGAAGTTGAAGTTAATGTTGAAGCAGAAGAAGATAAAGAAGAAGATGTAGAAGCAGCTGATAACGTTGAAGGTGAAGAAGTTGCAAAAGAAGCAGGCGAAGATAACGAAGAA